CAGCAGCTGCCGGGCCCTGTCTTCGGCGCGATCGCGGTCTTCGAGCGCAAGGGTGGCGGCCACGTCGGCATCGTGACCGGACGCACCGCGTCTGGCGGGCTGGTGATCTATGGCGGCAACCAGGCCGACGAGGTCAACGAGCGCGAGTTCTCGGCCGCCCGGCCGCCGATCACTTGCCGCTGGCCGCCCGGGCTGATCCTGCCGTTCGTCGAGCCGCCACCGATCGCCGCCGCGTCTCGCTCGACGAGCGAGGCCTGATCCATCAAGAGCCCATCAAGAACAAAAATTCTTGCGTGGCCACGGAACTTTGGTGCGTACAGCCGCTCAGATCGGCTCCTGATCAAGAACGGAGCCGACCCTTGCCAGCAGAGATCACCCTCGCCGACGTCGTGCGCAACACCGCCCTGAGGGATCTGCCGTCCCTCGAGGCCTGGGGTGTGAAGTGCATCGGCGCGCCGCCGGCGCTCTTCGTCGACCGCGGCAAGGCCGAGGCCTACGCTGCCCAGCACCGCGGCCGCCTGGTCCGCCTCGTCGAGGAGGCCGCGCTGTGAAGCTGGCTCCTGGCGTGATGGTGATGGTGGTGAGGCCCGGCTCCCTGAACGCCGGCCGCACGGGCGTCATCAAGAGGTGGTCCGATGTCCGCGAGGCCTTCCCGTCGGAGGGATCGCCGCCCGTGTTCGCGTGGTCGCGTGAACCGGGGTGGGTCGTGGAGGCGTCAGGCCTCTTCGGTGCTCAGTGTGAGCAGCCATTCGGGCAAATGATCTTCCGCCGCTTCCGGGAGCTGCCCTGGCGGCCGGCTGATCTGGTCGCCATCGCCGGCCCGTCGGTCGACACCGAGTCCACCGAGACGCGGGAGCTCGAGCATGCGTGAGCCCCCGTTGGACGCACTACTGTCCGCCCTGCGCGCCACCCAGGAGGCCCTGGACCAGCTGATCACCGCGACCCATGTGGCGGCCGCCGGCGGAGCTGCGGTGGGCAAGGCCATGGCCCGCGCCCGCGCGCTGCTGCCCGATGGCTTCCACAACGCCTACCGCGGCCCGGCCGACTTCCTGCTGCCACACCAGCGCCGCGCCTACGCCGAGCACCTGGTGCTCGAGGCCCGGCTCGAGGCCCTGCGCGGCTTCCTGGCCAGCCCCCAGTTCGAGGCCGCCGACCAGCGCGACCTGCTCCTGCAGCAGGCCACCCACATGGAGCGCTACGCCCTGGTGCTGCGCCAGCGGCTCGAGGCCTGGGGCATCAGCCCGCAGCCCGGGCCGGATGGGGCGCCGGCGCTGAGGGAGGAGGTCGGCCATGGCTGAGGGCTTCCTGAGCCGGCTCTGGGCCGACGTCGATCGCATGACCGATCCGCTCCTGCAGGTGCGTCGCCTCTCGGCGCGGTGCGACACCCTGCGCGACGAGGTGGCCGCCACCGGCGCGCTGCCGGGTGAGTTCCGCGTGGTGATGCTCTATCGGCGCAACGGCAGAGCCAGGGGCGAGCAGGGCGTGATTCCGCCCGACCTGGTTCCGGAGATCCGATGATCGCCCGCCGCAGCTTACTCGCTGGCATCCTGGCCGCCAGCGCCGCCCCAGCCATCGCCAGGGCTGATAGCCTGATGAGGGTGGTGCCGGTGCGGGCGCTTGATCCCTTCTGGGCTGGAGTCGCGCCGCTACGGTTCGCCATGCGCGGACCTAACGGAGGCTTCGTGGCCACTGTCCACCCCGACTGGCAGGCCGATCTTGCGCGCGAGCTTCCCGATGGGCCGCGACTGCGCCGGTACGTTGCCACGCCGCCCGACGCCTCTCAGATCATCCGCGGGGAGATCGGCCCTGTCGACGACCGCGTCCGGTTCATAGAGACTCCGCTCACGGATGCCGACATCGCGAAGATGCGCCGCGACATGGACCTCGAGTACCGCGAGATGCTCGAGCGCATGCCATCGAGCCGGTCGGACTTCCTGGGCAAGTTCCAACTCCAGCCGCGCGACGTGGGCGCCGAGATCCGCAAGATCTCCGCCGACTCGGGTGGCCGCAAGCGCTGCCGCTGGTAGGCTTGGGCGGATGAGCGAAGAGAGCACGAACCATGGCCAGGCGTAAGCAAGACGACGCGATCGACTGGGTCGCCATCGAGCGCCACTACCGCATAGGGCAGAAGTCAAACCTGCAGCTCGGCGCGGAATACGGCGTCGATCCGTCTGGAATCGGCAAGAGGGCCAAGAAGTACGGCTGGGTGCAGGACAAGCGACAAGAGGTTGAGCAGACAACCAATTCGCTGCTTATACAGGCGGCTTCCGGGCGGTGTGATCCGAATTCCACGCCAAATCCGACCGAGATCAAAGTCGCCGCCCAAGCCGCCGCCGACGTGGTCCTCGAGCACCGCCAGGGCCTCAGGCGCCTGAAGAAGATCCACGCCGATCTGCTGGCCCAGATGGAGGGCGTCGTCTCGAGCATGACCGCGATCGAGGAGATCGTGCTCATGGTGCGCAACCCCGACGAGCGCGGCGTTGACCGGGCGAACGATGCCATGCGCCGGGCGATGGAGCGGCCGCAGCTTGTCGAGGACCTGAAGAAGTTGGCCGACATCGACGAGCGCGTCCGCAAGGGCGAGCGCGAGGCCTTCGACCTGGACAAGGACGACAAGAAGAGCTCGGTGTACGAAGACATGCTCGAAGCCCTTGGCCGCCAGGCGGCGCAGTCATGAGGTGGGACCCTGTCCAGGCCTTCCCCGAGGGCAATCTGCGCCCGCGCCCCGGCATGTGGCGCCCGGGCGTGGTCGAGCCCCCGCGGCCGCCTGACCGCTCGCTGACGCCGCGCGAGTCCGGGGTGGCTGCGCTGGTGCTCGAGGACCGCACGGCAGCCGAGATCGCCGCTGCCGTGGGCCTGGCCGGTGCCGGCGAGGTGGCGCTGGTACTGGACTCGATCGCGCGGAAGGTTGGGGCGCGCACGAGGTGGGGGCTTGCCTTGCGGCTCAGGGGCCTGCTCGATCGCGACGCTGTCGAGGCGGCATGAGCCTCGCGCAAGATCCCAAGACCCAGGCCCTGGTTTTTCATTGCGCGCGCGCGATCCTCGAAGGCCAGGAGCGCATCACGGTATCGTGGAACCGCGGGGCCAAGCCGCCCGGCTTCCCGACTGGCGAGCTGCTCAGCGTCGGCACCAACGGCTCGCGCAACCACAGCGTCAGCCCGGTGCGCGTGCTCGAGTGGGTCCACCGCAGGATCGTCGCCGAGAGGCTGGCCGCAGACGGGCATCGGATCGGGTAGCGCCGCGCGGAACTTCCTGACGCGCCAGCGATCAGATGGGCTCCATCAACAAGGAGCCCACATGGCATTTCTCATCTCCTTCATCATGCTCGTGGCGATCATCTCGATCGCCGCCGTCTGGAGCGGCTTCGTGCTCTCCATCCTCTGGGGATGGTTCGCCGTTCCGACCTTCGGCCTCCCGCCGCTCAGCATCCCGGCCGCCATCGGCGTGTCGATGATCGCGAGCTACCTGACCTACCAGTACGGCCTCAAGTCCGCGGACGGCGAGGATGGCGGCAAGTCGCTGCTGAATTTCCTGCTTCGGCCGCTCATCGCGCTGATGGGGGGCTGGGTCGTTCACCAGTTCATGTGAGGCGGCCGTGCTCCGCTGCACCATCGATCTCATCCCCCGCGGCGACGAGTCGCGCAAGCGAACGCTCGGCATCGTCGAGATCGCCAACGACGGCACTGGAGCGCCTGAGCGTGGCAACTACCGCGTCGTGCTCACGAAGACGGCGCCGTTCCCTGGTGCTCTGCGTGCGGCTTGGAAGAAGGGCCTCCTCGAGGGCGAGGACGATGACGCCATCGCGGCGTACGTCGAGGGCCACCACCGCACGCGGCGCGGCGTGTACGACCTGCTGTACCGCGCGCTGCGTGCTTGCGGACTGGACAAGAGGAACCCAGCGTGATCATCGCCGAAGTCTGCGTGGCCGCTGCAATGCAAGCGTGGCGGGCCTAACGTTCGAGGAAAGCCGCGCCGTTAGGCGCCGGCTTGTGCGAGGGGTTATGCAGCGCCTGGTGGCGCACAAACCAAGGAGCAGAGATGCAAACCAAGTATCGAAAGAAGCCCGTCGTGATTGAGGCCGTGCAGCTCACGGAAGCCTTGCGCGACGCCATTGTTTTGGATGGCGCGGAGTGTCCTGCTGGCGTCAAGCGTGGCGCGGCAAGCTGGCACCAGAAAGACCGCAAGGTTTGGCGCGCGGACTTCTACATCGAGACGCTTGAAGGCCGCATGGAGGTGAGCCTTGGCGACTGGATCATCACCGGCATAAAGGTGGAGCACTACCCCTGCAAGCCGGACATCTTCATGGCGACCTACGAGCCCGCTGAATTGGGGCCGGTGGCGGAAGCGCACGGAGAGGGTGCGATAACCGGGCAAAATGACGGGGTTATCCCCGGGAAGCTGCAAGACGCTGCGCAGGCCGAGCAGCCGGCGCAGGGGCTGGCTGACGAGCGGGCGGCGTTTGACCGCTGGCTGCGCGACAGCGGACACTGCGAAGGCCAACACGAAGACATGCTGATGCCGCTTCAGCGCAGCCTGAACGAGCTTCTGTGGTCGGCGTGGAATGGCCGCGCCACCCTCTCGTCCGCGCCGCGGGAACTGGCGCTGAAAGAAGCCATCGCTGGCCTGCGAGCGGCTGCCGATGGACTCATGGCCGCGCACGCCGAGATTCAGCGGTTGCAGGCCGCCCTCGCGTCCGCATCACGGGCGCCGCTGACGGAGAGGCAGATTCAGGACGCATTCGACCGTGCTGACATGCGCCAACCTCGCGGCGAAGCAACGCGCATGGCGTTCGCCCGCGCCATCGAGCGCGCACACGGAATCGCCGCCCCGCAGCCAGATGGGGCGCCGCAAGGGGCCGCTCCAGACGCCGCGGACTTCTTCCGCCGCGCCCTCGAGGACCTGGTGGCCAGCGCCAAGGAGTGCGGCCTGGTGCTCACCGTGGAGCAGGTCAACCTGCAGCCGCCTCGGGCGGGCCACTACGAGACCAGGGTGTCGGTTCGTCCGGCGCGCGGGAGGTACTGATGCGCGTGCTCGAGACTCGCAGGCTGCGCTCTGGCATCAAGCGCCGCACCTACAGCGACGGCGACCGCAAGGTCAGCACCTACGAGCTGCCTTCGAGCGTGGTCAAGGCCATCGGCATGCGGCGTGTCGAGGAGCTGCTCGCGACCTGGCGCCGCGGCGAGGATGCTCGCATCAAGGCCGCAACGCTTCGCAAGGAGGTGCTCGCGCGCCCGGGCTGGAAGTCGACTGCGCTGGCCCACCATCTCAACGTCACCGAGGCGCGCGTGCGCCAGATCCGCAAGGAGGCCAAGAAGCCATGAAGAAGCCAGCCCTGCGCCACCAGGACGTGCTCGACGTCCTGCAGTCCATCGGTCCGATGACCTCCATCGAGGTGAAGGCCTTTTTCCCGCTGCACGAGCAGCGCCACGTCGCCGGGGCTCTTGGGCGCCTGCGATCGCGGTACAAGATCAAGAAGGTCCGCATCTGCGACTGGGTGCCCACATCGGCGCCGCAGGTCCTCGCCCCCGTGTACGAGGCCTCAAGCCTGCCGTGCAAGAAGCGCCCGCGCGCCGGCACCAACGCCGAGGCGTGCCGCGCGTACCGCCAGCGCCGCAAGCCGGTGCGCGGCGTCGCCAGTGTGTGGGACCTGGCTTCCGCGTTCTCGGAGTGACTGGAACGCGCTGCGCCTGCGACCATCGAAGGTCGCATGAGCACCAGCATCAAACGCCGACACCCAGCCGTCCAGGCCGCCATCGAGGCCTGGGCTGAGCACCAGCGCCGAGAGGCCGCGCGCAAGTCCCTCGTCGACGACGTCATGCGCCAGCTGCGAGCGAACGCCGACGCGCGCATGAAGCGAGATGCCGCGGCTGCGATCGAGAAGGCGAAGCGCGGGCGATGAGCGAGAAGGACCATCGACTCGTCGGGCTGCAGCTGCTGCGGGACAATCTGGAGGTCTTCTGCGCGCACTGCCTGAAGGTCAAGGACAAGAGCGGGGCGCTGGTCCCATTCATATGGAACCGAGCCCAGCGCTTCATCCACGAAGCGCTTGAGCGCCAGAGGGCCGAAATCGGTTACGTGCGAGCGATTACGCTCAAAGGTCGGCAGCAGGGTTGTTGCTTGGCGGGCCACCATAAGGTGCTCATGGAGGACCTTTCTTGGCGCACTCTCGACAGCGTGCGCGTCGGAGATCGCCTAGTGGCCGTCGACGAGAACGTCGGCGACTCTGGCTTGACGAAGCTGGATCGCAAGACCTGCCGACGCTTCAGGATCGCGACCGTTGAGTACGTGGCTCGCTTCAGGAAGCAGGCGTTCCGGGTGCGCTTGGCCTCTGGACGCGATCTGGTGGCCACTGGCGACCATCGCATGCTTTTCAAGCAGCGCGGCGGCGTCATGACGATCTGGCGCGACATCGATTGGGCCAAGCCGGGGGACAAGATCAGGTCCGCGTTCCGCGCGCCGCCGACGCTGCTGGACTACGAAGACGGGTGGTTCGCTGGGATCATCGATGGCGAGGGTCATCGCTCGTCGCGCGGCGAGTCCAAAGTGGCGCTCACCGTCAGCCAGGTCGAGGGGCCTGTGCTGATGCGGATGCGAGGCTGGCTGGATGCGCTCGGGGTGCGCTACTCGGAGACGGTCGATCGTCGCTGCGGCACGAGTTCAAAGCTTGGCGCCAAGCCTGTCCATCAGCTTGAGGTTGGCCGAATCGCAGACGTCGCTTACGTCATGAACCGCTGCCGCACTTCGCGCGTGCAGTTCGATGCCAGCGACCTTGAGGGCCGCAAGATCGGCGGCAATCGTGCGGTCGACGGGGGCGGTAAGCAGGAGTCATGGGACGAGATCATCTCCATCGAGCCGGTGGGCGAGATCGATGTGGTGGACCTGCAGACCTCGTCGAAGACCTTCATCGTCGATGGCTTGGTCTCCCACAACTCGACCTACATCAGCTCGCGCTACTACCACCGCACCACCACCGTCCGCGGCCAGAGCGCATTCATCGTTGCCCACGAGCAGAAGGCGACCGACAACCTATACACGATGGTGCGTCGCTACCACGACCACAACCCAATGCCGGTCAGCACCGGCGCGACCAACGCCAAGGAGCTGATCTTCGACAAGCTCGATGGCGGGTACAAGTTGGCGACAGCTGGAACGAAGGACGTGGGCCGCTCCAACACCGCTCAGCTGCTGCACGGCTCGGAGGCCGCCTTCTGGCAGAACGCCGAGGCGCACATGGCGGGCCTGGGCAACACCATCGCCGACATCCATGGCACCGAGGTCATCCTCGAGAGCACAGCCAACGGCCTGGGCAACTACTTCCACAAGCTGTGGCAGGACGCCGAGGCCGGCAAGACTAGCTACCAAGCCATCTTCGTGCCGTGGTACTGGCAGCCGGAGTATCGCGCCAAGGTGCGCAAGGACCTTGAGCTCACAGAGGAAGATGAGCAGATCCAGAAGCTGTACGGCCTTGATCTGGAGCAGATGCAGTGGCGCGCGAACAAGATCGCCAGCTATGGCGAAGGTTTTGCTTGGCTGTTCAAGCAGGAGTACCCCCTTACAGCTTCTGAGGGTTTCCAGAGCGGCACCCAGAACCCGCTGGTCAACCCGCACTACGTCCACGCCGCCTCTGCCAGCGACTACTACGACGAGTCCGGCGCACTGATCATCGGCTGCGACCCCGCGAGCGATGGTGCGGGCACCAAGGACCGTACCTGCATCGTCTTCCGCCGCGGCCGTGTCGTGTTCCGCGTGGAGTACCACGAGAAGCTGAACTCCATGCAGGTCGCCGGCAAGCTGGCCGACTACTACCGCGAGTTCCACCCTGACGCGATGTTCGTCGACAAGGGCGGCATCGGCACCGGCATCGTCGACCGCCTCCAGGAGCTGAACGTCCCCGTGGTGGGTGTGATGTTCGGCCAGGCCGCCAGCGACAGCGAGATCTACGCCAACAAGAAGGCCGAGATGTGGTGGCGCATGAAGGACTGGTTCGAGGAACAGCCTGTCCGCATCGTCAACAACCCGGCGTTCATCGCCGACATCTGCGCGCCGCAGCCCGACACGTCCAGCAACGGCCGCAAGCTGCTCGAGCCGAAGGAGAAGCTCGAGAAGCGCGGCATCCGCAGCCCTGACGGCGGCGACGCTCTGGCGCTCACGTTCACCGAGTTCGTTCTGCCGAAGCACATGAGCGGCGGCGGCGGCAAGAACTACGAGGCGGCCTCGAAGGCTGGCTACTGATGGAACTCTCGGCGCGCAGATGAATCCGACCTGGCCAACCACCTGGAGATCGCATGTCTGAACCATCGCCACAGCAGCCCAAGTACGCCGAGGGCCTCGTCTCGCAGGAGGCCGTTCTGCACGTCTTCGCCAAGGCCACCGGAGACAACCAGCGGGGGTACATGCTCAACGTCGCCGACGGGATCATGCAACTGCAGCGGCTCAGCCTGGAGCGCTACAAGCCGATGACCTACGCCGAGTCGCTTGAGCTCTACTCGGGCGATCTTGCGCCCACCCGAGAGAAGCTCGAGCCACGGGAGGCCGTCATGCTCGCATCGCGCATGGAGCGCCTGGTGCTTGGGAAAATGGGCATCGCGCGGTGATCGGCCTGCTCAAGGCCCTCGGCCTGCGCGACTGGATCATCGTCGCCTTGCTCGCTTGCTGCGGCGCTCTCGCGCTGTCGCACTGGTGGGCAAGCTCTCGTCTTGATGCCGCGGTTGCCGACGCTGCCATGTGGAAGGCGGCCCATGGGTCGCTCGTCGACAACGTCAAGGTCGCCCAGGCAGTCGCTGACACCAAACTGAAGGAGCGTGAAGATGCCATGCAAGCCCGCCTCTCCGAGGCTGTCGAAAAGGAGCGCGCTGCTGCCGCGCAGAACGAGCGCCGTCTGCGCGCTGCTGTCGCTGGTGAGCGCGCTGATGCTGTCAGCCTGCGCGACCAGCTCGCCGAGCGTCTCAGTTGCCCCGCAGCGCCAGCTGGAGATTCCGCGGCCTCCGGTGGTGACGCCGCCGCCGCCATCGGGGACGTACTGGCAGAGGTACTGCGAGCTGCGGCAGAGGCTGCAGGAGCGGCTGAGCGTCACGCTTCCGACGTCCGAAAGCTGCTCGACGCTTGGCCAACCCAATGAGGCGCCACCAGTCCAAGGACGCAAAGAAGCGGCGCAAGCGCCAAGGCTTTGAGCCGCTGCACAAGCTGCCGCGTCCGCTCGGCACGCTGAGGCGCGGCATCCCGGCTAGATCGCCCCGCGGCCGGCGCTATACGCTCTACCCTGGCGGCTGGGACACAGAGCACGGCGGCCACCCCAACGACCGCATTGAGGTCTTCGTCTCGCGCACCAGGGCCCGCATGCTGCGCGACGGCTTCCTGGTGACGGGCTCCAGCCACGACTGGAGTACGCAAGGCTTCTTCGTCAACCGCGTCAGCACGATCGGACCCAAAAGCCGCGTTCACGGAGATCGTCGGTTCGTGCGCTTCGGCGGCGCCACAATCGGCGTCGTCTTCTTGAACGAGCGTGATTGGATGCAGAAGCCCAGCGAGCTCGGGTCACACGAGATGGTGCATGCCGGCATGGCCTACATGCGCCTGAAGCAGATCGATCCGGTGGCCGGCAACGTGCAAGAGGAAGCCCTTGCGTACACGATCGGCTGGCTGGTCAAGCAACTCAACAACGTCTGGTACGCGCACCGCTTCCGCCTATGACCACGATCGCCGCCGACGCCTCCCTCGGGATCATGTGCAGCGACTCGTGCTGGAGCGACGGCATCGAGAAGGCGCCGATCAGGAAGGTGTGGCGCATCAAGGGTCGGCTCTGCGGCTTCGCGGGCGACCTCGACGAGATCATGCTGGTGCGGTGGTGGATGACGAGGGGGATGAAGGGCGACAAGCCCCCCGTCGAGAACGTGCAGGTCCTGGCCATGGGGGACAAGAGCCTCTTCAGCTGGACGCCGGTCGACGGGTGGATCGAGGTGCCGCGGCGCTACGCCATCGGCAGCGGAGGCATGGCAGCAAGGGCCGCCATGGCCGCCGGGAAGAGCCCCGCGGAGGCGGTGGCCATCGCCAGGGAGATCGACGCCGGAACACACGGCAAGACGAGGACCTACAGGCTCCAGAAAGGCACCAGTGCCCAAGGCAGTTGACACCATAGACCCAGGCCTCTTGCAGTTCGCGACGCCCCGTCAGCTCGAGATCGCCGAGGCCGTCGAGCGCGAGGGCAGCATGCGCAAGGCGTGCAAGGCCCTCGGGATGGAGCCGACGGCGGCCAGGCACTCGATCGCCCGCCTCAAGGCTCGAGCGGCCTTGGCCGGCTACTCGCCCGGGCACGACTGGACCAAGCCGGTGCCGCCGACGCACATCGCCAAGGGTGTGTCGACCTACTACGACGCCGACGGCAAGGTGCGCGGACAGTGGGTGAAGGCGGACGTCAGGCGCGGCGAGGTGGAGCGCATCGTGCGCGCCATCGCCGAGGATCTGGCCTCCGGCGTGCCGCGCGAGGCGCCGGCGCCGGCTCCCGTCGAGCCGCGGCGAGAGGAGCTGCTGACGCTGTACACGTTGACAGACAGCCACGTTGGCATGCTGGCCTGGGGCAAGGAGACCGGGCACGACTGGGATCTGGACATCGCTGAGCGCGTGCTGACCGGATGCTTCGAGCACATGGTGGCCGGGTCTCCGGCCAGCGGCGTGGCGATCGTCAACCAGCTCGGCGACCTCCTGCACCAGGACGGCATGCAGCCGATCACCCCGACCAGCGGCCACATCCTGGACGCCGACAGCCGTTTCGAGAAGGTCGTGAAGGTGGCGGTGCGGATCCTGCGCCGAGTGATTGCCGTAGCCCTGGCGAAGCACGATCGCGTGATTGTGCTGATGGCCGAGGGAAACCACGACATCGCGAGCAGCGTATGGCTGCGCACCCTCTTCGCGGCCCTGTACGAGAACGAGCCTCGCGTGACCGTGATCGACTCGCCGCTGCCGTACTACGCCGTGCAGCACGGAGAGACGATGCTTGCCTTCCACCACGGCCACCTCAAGAAGAACGACCAGCTGCCGCTGCTGTTCGCGTCTCAGTTCTCGCAGATGTGGGGCTTGACGGCAAAGCGCTACTGCCACACGGGCCACCGCCATCACGTCGAGGAGAAGGAGCACAGCGGGATGACCGTGATTCAGCACCCCACGCTGGCGGCGCGCGATGCGTACGCGGCACGGGGCGGCTGGATTGCGGAGCGCCAGGTCTCTAGCCTCACGTACCACAAGCAGTGGGGGCAGGTCAGCAAGATCACCGTCGTCCCGGAGATGCTGCAGGCTTAGGCTTCCGCGTTCACGGGTAGCCCTGGGCCGCCCGGTTGGCTATGGTCGCGCGCTACAAGCTATTACGACCCGGCGCCAAGGCGCCACAACCGGAGTGCCACATGGGCGAAGCCGACTACACCTTCCCGTTCATCGACGCGGGCCCCGCATTCTTCGTCGTCCTGGCCCTGGTGGCTGTGGTCGCCGTGGGAGCCTTCCTGTGGAAGAGCAAGAGCGGCGACAAGCAAGACGACGCCGGATCCGACAGCAACTTCGGAGCCTGACATGCCGTCCAGCACCAAGCAGATGAAGTCGCAGGACGCCTCGTACCAGAAGGCCTGGAGCGAGAGCCCGAAGAAGTTCGAGGCCTGCGCAAAGTGCCCCTCGCCGGGCTACTGCAAGGCCAACGGCTGCCAGTCCAAAGAAGCTGCCAAGCTGAAGAAGCTCGGGGGCTGAGGTGAGCCTGCGGCGTCGGCTGCGAAAGGCCGTCAGCGGCCTGCCTGGCATGTCGGCCATCCAGAAGGTGGTCGGCAAGGATCCCATCGCCCAGAAGGTCATGAAGGTCGACCCGCTGGCGCGCCAGTTCGCGATGGATCACGGCCTGGTTGCTGAGCGTCAGACCGGCGGCCAGCCTGCCGCGGCCGCGCCGGCGGCGCCCGAGATGCCGGCCCCCCCCCGCGCCGCTCCGTGGCAAGAGGAGCGGATGGCCGCCCTCAGGGTCCGCTTCGGGCGCCCGAGGGCTCCTGCCGCCGCCGCGCCTGCCGTCCAGCCGCCTGGCGGAGGCCAGATGGCCGGCGGCGACGCATTCGGCTCAGTGACGGCGGCCAGGCCTGTCGCGTCTGGCGCGCGGCCGCCTGCTGATGGCCCGTCCGCCGCGCTGGCGCGCATGTTCGGCGGAGCTGTCTCGGCGCCGATTCCGGCCCAGCCGTCGGGCGTCAAGAGCGCCATGCCGGTGACAACGAAGCCGATCACCAGTGCGCAGCCCGGCACGATGGCAGACAGCCCGATCGTGGCCCAGCCGGCCAACCCCGCGGCCGCCGACATGGCCGCCTACAAGAACGCCTGGCAGAGCCTGGCCTGACCATCATGCCCAAGATCGACCCCGCCGAGATCCGCAACCCGAAGCTGACGATGATGCGTCGCGAGAAGGAGGCCGGCCTCGAGGGGCCTCCGGTCGGCGGCCTCGTGCCGCAGGGTGAGAAGGACAGCGGCCAGCTGATGTTCACCCGCCCTCTGCCTGTCGACCCCGCGAAGAAGAAGCGCCAGGATCGCCAGTTCCAGGAGCTCATGCGCAAGCGCGAAGAGGAGCGCCGCAAGCGCGAGCGCGAGTTCGAGAAGGGCTTCCGCGAGGAGACCGGCGAGCCCCCGCTGACCAGCGCCGCCCTAGCGGCTCGAGAGGCCGTCGCGGGGCGCGGCCTCAAGGAGGCGGAGGAGTACGAGTCCGCCTACAACTCGTGAGGAAGAAGAATGCCACTCGACATCACAGAATACACCTCTCTGGCGAGTGACTCGTCTGGGAACGTCATTCCGACCGGCCTGGAGCCTTCGAGGCTGGTGCAGCAGGTTCAGATCACTGGAGCAAGCGCGCAGTCGGCGGCAGTTGGTGACGTCACTCGCTTCGTGAGGATCCACACGGACGCGACGTGTCGCATCGCCTTTGGCGCCAACCCGACCGCCACATCCGGAAGCCAAAGGCTGCAGGCCGGCGGCACCGAATTCTTCGGCGTGCGGCCTGGCACCAAGATCGCAGTGATCTCTTCCACCTGACGGAGCGAACATGAATCACATGATGAGCGCTCCCGTGGCGGCGTCACTCGCTCAGGCGATCGACCTCGTTTCCATTCTCTCGCTCGCCAAGGACACAGACGCCATGAAGGCGGCCCTGATGGAGTTGCGAGCCGCGCGCGATGAGGCGACTGCCGAGATCGATGCCGCCAGGGCCGCGAAAGAGGAGGCGAAGCTCGCCCAAGATGAGGCCAAGAGCGCCCGGGACGAGGCCCTGTCGGCCGGCAACGAGCTCGCGGCTCGAGTGGCAATGCTTGACGAGCGCGAGGCCGGCATCGAGAGCATGAGGCGCGAGCTGGCGCGAGACCATGAGGGCGCCATCAAGAACGCCTCCATGCGCTCCGAAGCGGCCGAGGCCGCCGCAGCTGAGCGAGAGCGCATCGCCGCCGAGCAGATCGCGGAGACGCAGCGCCAGCGCGACGCCGCAGCAGCCGCAGTCGACAAGATCATGGCCGAGCTCAGCGACAAAGCGGAGGAGCTTCGCAAGGCCACCAACGATGCCGCAGAAAACAGCGCCGCCGCGCTGGCGGCCCGCGCCGACTACGAGGCTCGGCTCAGCAAGCTCAAGGCCGCAGCGGCCTCTCTGGAGTAACACATGCCACTGATTGCTGCAGACTTCGTGGCGCGTCTTTCCGGGGGCGCAGCAAACTCCAGCGGCAACGCCTCGCTCGGCGGCGCCAAGAGCTCCAACGCAGCTTCGGCAGCCGTCGACTCGCTGTTCGACCAGGTGTCAAGCGGCGAGGCCGCGGCCGGAAGCGTCGAGTACAGGTGCATCTACCTGCACAACGGCAACGCATCTTCGACCATGCTGAGCGCAGTCGTATGGGTGGCGGGCAACACGCCGAACACATCGACTACGCTGGCCGTCGGAGTTGGCACAGCAGCCGTGAACGGCACCGAGCAAACGATCGCCAGTGAGACGACGGCTCCTACGGGCGTGACGTTCTCAGAGCCATCAACGCAGGGCGCCGGCTTGGCCTTGGGCGACATCCCGGCCGGCCAGCACAAGGCCGTCTGGCTGCGCCGCACCGTGACCGCATCCGCTCCGGCCATCGCCAACGACACTTGGTCGCTGGGCTTCGCGGCAGACTTCATCAACTGAGGAGAACGCCGTGCCCGACAACGTAGCCCTGCCACCGTCAGCCGTCAAAGCGGCGACGCGAGAGGTGTCGTGGAGCGGCGAGCTTGCTCATGTGCAGGCCGTCGGCCTGGTGACGCTCGACGGCCCCGACGACGCCCAGACCGCCACCAACGTCGGCCAATCCAACGGGCTTCCCGTCACCGTCTACGGCGAGGCGATCGAGGCGCTGGAGGCCATGCGCCTGGCCGTGCAGGCCCTCACCCGCACCGTGGGCCAGATGCAGCCCGACACAGCGGCCCGCATGCGTGTGGCCTTGGACAGCATCACCGCCGGCCTCACGCTGGCGACGATCACCACCGTGGGCACGGTCACGACCGTCAGTACGGTCACGACGGTGGCCACGCTCACGAACCAAACGCAGGTCGGTGGCTTTTCGGCCACTGAGCAAATCCCGTCGCTGATGCGACTGGGCGCCGACTCCGCGCGCCGCAACATCTCGGTGACCTGACATGCCTACCACCAACGGCAACCGCAAGATCCTCGATCTCAAGCGCTGGGAGTTCTGCGCCCCGCTGCCCGCCGCGACTGCGGCGGCGCACTGCGTCGTGTCCAGCAGGCACTACCGTCAGCAGCAACTGCTGGTGCAGAGCAACACCTCCGCGTTTTTGTACAGCCCGCTGGAAGACGGCTTCATTCAGGTGCCATCGCCGGCCCTGGCCGGCACGTTCGGCGCGGGTGCCACGGGCACGGCCGCCAGCTTCAGCACCGGCGCCACCGTCGGCGCATCGAGCCTGACGGCCACGGCCGGCACGGTCAACGGAATCACCACTAACCAGACCCTGGCCCGCGATCTGCGCGGCTACTCGGTGCTGTTCGTGGGCGGCACCAACGCCGGCCGGCTCAAGACCATCGCATCCAACACCATCGGGCCGAACGCGGTCATCACGTTCGAGGGCGCCGAGGCGGTGGCCTTCGACAACACCAGCCAGTACCGGCTCAAGACCCCGGTGTTCTTCGTGGTCGGCGCGGGCACGTTGGCGGCGGGCAGCTTCCGGAAATACTGCTTCGCCACCAACACCTGGGCGACGCTGGCTCACACCGGCCTGCCCGCCAGCTTGGGCACAGACGGCAAGATGTGCGGCACACCGGCTTGGATCGACGGCGGGTTCAAGGGCTTCGCCACCGGCACCGCCACGTCTGCCACCGGCACGACGCTGTCGAACAGCGCGAAGACCTGGACCACGAACCAGTGGGCCAATTCCCAGGTCCGCATCACTGCGGGCACGGGGCAAGGCCAGATCAGGACAGTCGCATCCAACACCGGCACCACGCTGACCGTCAGCGCAGCCTGGACGACGACGCCCGACGCGACCAGCCAGTACAGCATCGAGGGCAACGACGATTTTCTGTATTACTTGGGGAGCAACGCGGTCACGATGTACCGGTACAGCATCTCCAGCAACACATGGACAACGCTGGCGCCCACGGCAGCGCGTGGCGGCGCTCCTGGCGCGGGCATGTCGGGCCACTGGATTCACAGCGTTACGGACGCCGACTGGAACAACGAAAGCGCGATTCGCAACGGGCGCTACCTCTATTCGTTCCGCGGCGCTGCGGGTGCCTTACTCGACCGCTACGACATCGCCCTGAACACCTGGGAGGCCGTGAGCTACTCGCCGGCCGCGGAAACCTTCGCCGCGGGCACGAAGTACGCCTACTGTAAAGATCGCCTCTACATTCAAAAAGAGGCCACCGGCCGCTGGTTCGCTTTCGACTTTGCCGAGTTCGCCATGCAGCCCTGGAGCACCATGACGTACACGCAAGGTGCGGCGGTGTTGGGTGACACCGCATTCGACGCGACCTACAAGGACGGGGCGACCGAGATCGACTACATCTACATTGGACTCAACACCAGCACGGTGATGCTGCGGCAGATGGTGGTGTGACATGAGCATCAACGACCTCATCCTCATGTGCGAGCGGCAGCTCACCAGGCTGTCGCAACTGCGCGCCTCGGCCGAGGCGCTGGGCGATCTGCAGCAAGTCGCCGCCATCGACACGCAAGACGCCGAGACGCGCGCCACGCTCAACCTGCTGCGCGCGCTCTGACCAACTAGCCCGCGCCGCCCATGCTGCTGCTGCTCTTCGCCGCAGATGCGGCGCCCCCGAGCGGCGCCGCCGGTCTTCTGTCTGGGTCTTGGTCTGTCCGCAACCGCACATCCGGGTCTCTGGCCTCCGAGTGGACGGTTCGCAACGAGTCCGCATCCACCTTTGGGTCAGCCTGGAGTGTCGGCGGCGGCGACTTGGCGAGCCTTTCTGGCGGATGGTCGGTGCGCAACTCGGCGTCTCGGAGCTTTAATGGCGCATGGTCACTGCGAAACTCTGAGTCCAGGTCGTTCTCCAGCTCCTGGTCCATCAGGAGCCCCGCCTCGGGTGCCATCGCCGGAGCGTGGAGCCTTCGAAACGCCGCGGCCGGTGGCGTGGCAGGAGCCTGGTCGCTGCGCAATGCGCAGTCCGCTTCCAGGGCGGGCTCTTGGAGCCTGCGCAACGCGACCGCAATGAGCTTTGGTGGTGCGTGGTCGATGGAGGGCTTCATTGTTTCAGACTCGTCGTCCTCCGTGAGGATGATGGTCTACCCGGGCACGCTGATGGGGCGCCATTGATTCCGTGAACGCGCTCCAAATCCAATGACGTTGAAGCTATAAACGCCGCCGATGGCCACGCCACAGTCAGACCTCTACTCGGCCGCATCAGGGCCGATCTACGCCGGCCGGGCTGCGCCATCGGCGCCTCCGCCTCCTCCGGCCCCAAGCCTCACTCTGAGCTCAGACGGAGCGGCCACCGTGGGGGTTGCCGAGGCGCTGACTGTCACTGCAGCCAACATCACCGCACCCGCATCGGTGACCGTGGCGCGCGTAAGCGGCCCGGCCGCGACCATCGACCCCGTGCCCGTCACGCCCGCCCCCGGCGAGCTGACGAAGCTGGCCTACGCCACAGCGGCTGCCGTCGGAACTCTGAGGCTGCAGGCCTCTGCCACCATCAGCGGCAGCCTGGTGCAGTCCAACGCCGTGGACATCGTGGTGAGCGCGGCGCCAACGCCGCCGCCGCCGCCTCCGCCTCCGCCGCCAGCGGCCGGCACGACGATCACCGCCCTGGCGCTCAATGCCACGACCACCGGGACGCACCCGTGGGCCTGCGGCCACGCATTCCGACAGGGCGATCTGCCATCTGGCACCTCGCTTGCCGGGGTGCAGTGCATTGTGTTGACCACCTGGCCAGACAACTCGGCCAAGTTCGCCGTCTTGGCCGGCTCCACGGCGCTTACCGCCAACGTCGACGCGACGGTCAACCTCACCACCGGCATCGCCCCGGCCGGCGCGGCCCTGACCACGGCCAACTTGCCCGCCATGACGGCCGTAATCGCCGGCAGCGTGAGCGGGTCTGCCACGTTCACCGGTGCGGACTGGGTCAGCCCGTTCCGCACGGTCGTCACCGGCCCGCTAATGTCGTCCTGGGTCTACCGCAAGACCATCGACGCCACGCTGCACGCCTACGTCGAGGTACGGCTGTGGGCAGGCGGGGCTGTGGAGGTGCTGCCCTGGTTGGAGAACGGCTACGTCATGGTGGCCGGCGCGACCAGCCGCAACGAGACGTGGACCTTCGATCTGGGCGGCACGCAGCGCGAGAGCATCACGTTGGACTTCTGCGGCCGTCAGCGCCTGTACCTGCTGACGGGCACGAAGCTCGCGCACTGGCTGGCGACTGACCCGGACGTGTTCATCCGGCACAGCGCCGCGTACATCGAGGCCACCAAGCTGGTCCCGAACTATTCCGCGACGAGCCCTGACAGCGCGATCACCTCGTGGTCCGAGAGCATCACCAGCCCGCACGAGCAGGGTCTGTACCCCAACGGCATGGGGGCTGGTGGATACCACCTGTCCATCGGCCTGCTGCCTCGCTGGGACGCCATGGTCTACACCAACGGCAGCCGCAAGGCATACCGCGTGGCCCAGCAGCACGCCTACCGCGCTGGCCGCTATGGCGTCTACTACCGCGACGAAAACACCCTGAGCCCGCCGCGCTTGCTGGACCACGCGACGCGGATCATCGGCAACAGCAGCGCGGGCATCGGTGACACCGGATCGGGTGCGTCTCAGAGCGCCACGCAGACCGGCTCAGTGCCGCCCACTTGGAAAGTGTCGCACCTCCCGTCAATGGGGTTTGTGTCCGCCTTGATCTCGGGCCGCTGGTGCCACATCGAGACGGCGCAGTTCAACGCTTCGTTGGCGATGATGCACGCCAGCACGTCATTCCGCCAGAACGGCGACGGCGTGCTTCAGACCTTCTCGTACCTTCAGGTGCGGGGAGTCGCCTGGGCACTGCGCGCCATCGCGCAAGCCGCGGCCATCAGCCCCGACGATGACCCGCTGCAAGCCGAGTTCGAGCGGCAACTGTCGAACACCGCCGCGTTCAACCACTCGCGCTACGTGGCCCAGTCCAGTCACCCGTTTGGCTGGATGAACTCGATCCTGCCGGGCTTGACGGACGGCTACACGCCGGGCACGACGCCGCCCCTAGCCGCGGCATCGTGGATGCAGGACTTCGTCACGGCGGCGGTGGGCTACGCCCGTCACCTGACAGGCGACGGCATCGCCGAGGCCGCCAAGCTCGCGGGCTGGTTCGAGTTTCTCGGCAAGTCTGTCGCCACGCGGACCACCGACGACTTCAGCGCAGCCGGCTACCCTTACCGCTACGCTGGCGCGTTCGCCTTCGGCACCGCGGCGCAGGACAACGCCAACTGGAACGACGGCAGCGGCCCGTGGCCCGCAACGCCAGGTGACATGTGGCGCTGGACGTGGGCCGAGCCCTCTGGCGCCGAGTCGTCGTTCACCGCGCTGTGGAGCCAGCAGCCCGGATGCAGCGCCCCGCCGACCAAAGAGCTTGGCGACGGCTCGCTGCTGTTCGGCGGCATTGGTAGCGTCGGCAGCTACTGGCACAACCTGATGCCCGCGCTGTCGTACTGCGCGGAGTTTGGGATCCCTGGCGCCGCGGCCGGCTACCAGCGCGTCGTGAGCGCTCCGAACTTCGCCAGCGGTGTCGCAGCACAAGACGCGGGCGACCCGACTTGGGCCGTGCGCGCCAGGTCAACAGAAACATGGGGTGCGGGCTCCGAACTCGGCACCCTGGTGGGCGATGTCTGGACGCCAGGCCGCGATGCTCAAGGGCGCGTCAATCTGGCGTCCTGGAACACCGTGCCCACGGGCCGATGGATCGAGGTGGGTGGCTCGCGCATCGACACGCAGCTCACGGCCGCCGTCCAGGCCGTTTCCGCCGGGTGGAGCCTGCAGCAACTCTGGGGCTTCTCGAACTCGTCCAACCTGATGCAGTCGTGGTCTGGCTTCACGATTGACCAGGCGAACGCGCGACTGTGGTTCCTCGGCGGCGGCCACTCTGACGGCTACAACAATGGGCTGTACCGGTTCGACTTCTACCGGATGCAGTGGGCCATCGAATGCCCGCCTAGCCCGCGCTCAACCATGAGCACGGCCTACCTCACCAACGGGAGCAGCACCAACCACCCTCAGAGCACCGCCACGGCGGCGGCCAACTTCAACGCAAACAACGCGGCGGGGCTGACGACTGGCGTTCTGGTGCCAGCCCTGAACGGGCCGATGTACGACGAGATCCCCACCGACGGCAAGCCCACGGCGCGGCACAGCTATCAGGGCTTGGTGTACGTGCCGACCGTTGGCGCTCAAGGGTCGGTGTTCATGCACGCACGGCGCCTGTGGCGGTACGACATCGCCACGGGACAGTGGGTCCTCAAGCGCCTGGTCAACGATCAGATTCGCAGCACTGGGGGCGCCGCGCCGAACGCCACTGGCGTCATTGAAATTCACGCCGCCGAGCAGTCTCTGGCGATCTGGGATGAGGCTACGAACCGGGTGCTGTGCAGCGCCTCCGGGTCGGCGGGTCAGGGCGCCTACGCCTACAACTGGAACACACAGACGTGGGCGGGCTGGAGCGGCGTCTACGGCCTTAACTTCAATGACGCGGCTGTGGTGCGGCAGGGTCGCACGGTGGTGTCTTTCAACGCCCCCGCCGCAACCGGCGGACGGGCAGGGCGCTACTGGGTTCACAACCTGGACACGGGCGTCACCGCAACTGGCACCGACGTGCAGCTCGGTGGCGGCCTGACGCGGGCCAACTTCCAGCCGGCCGACGCCTTCTACGACGCGTACTCGATGGTCTACGTGCCGCCGCTGAATCGGTACTGGGTCTGGACGCGCAACAACGTGGGCGGCATGCAAGCGCTGCAACTTGACCCGACCACGACACCGTGGACTCTATCCCCGCTGAGTTTTGCCAACGCGAGCCCGATTCAAGAGCGACTTGCACAGGGTCGCACTCACTGGATTGAGGCTCTGAACGCGGTGCTGGTGTGGGACCACTGCTTCGTCGGCGCGAAGCTCTACAAGTTCTGAGGACCACATGGCCGTCACCACCATCACTACCGAAGCGGGCCTTGCCGCCTGGATCACCGCGCGCAATGCCCAGACCGTCTGGACTGAAGACGAGATTGCAGAGATCGATCTTGCAGCGCTCAACATCGGTTCGGGGTCGCTGACCCTCAACCCCGGCGGCAGCGGCTTCCGCGCGGTGATTCGACCCTCCAGC